ATGGATTTGCTATGAAAGAAAGTTGTATAAGAAAATGGCTTCCTTTACCAAATGCTGACCCTTCTTGTAGTGCAGATGCTTACAATGCAACTCACTGTTATGCTTATGACTGGCAATATTGGGAAGACTTTGGAGGATTTGGAGATTACAATAAATCAATTTGGTACAATAAGCATGATGTAGATGTATTATGTACTGCATTTATGAATAGAAACCATACTGCGTGGGTTCCATCAACAGGTAATTACAGTTTACTTAATACAATTCACTTATCAAGCGGTGTGTTAGGTTATAGCTTAAAACAAGCAAATACACCATTCTTTAATATTCTATATGATGATTATTTCTATGATATCGGAACTAAATTACAATTACAACCAACAGAAGAAGGAGGGAATCTTTATAGTATGAAATATACTAAAGGAACTGCTTATTACAATAGTACAAGTCATGTAGCTTCTTTTGATGATGGCTTGGAATTCAATACAGCGTCTTTTGAAGTAAGTGTGTTAGACCCCGGAAGTGTTGTAACTTATACAGTTACTATAAATGATTATCATGCTTGTGATATAACTACAGATGGAGTTGCATGGCAATATGAATTACATAGCTGTGATATAAATGAAACAATATGGGAGAATTCTTATGGACATTATGAGTTTGTAATTAATTCAACAGCAGGCGGATATATTGGAACAGATACAGGAATAACAACTTATGGATATAGAACATTTAGAAGTTCTCCAGATGCTAAAGATTATTCAGTTCAAACTACAGAAAATCTTTATATTAATTTAATGATGAATATAACTCACAAAGACAGCATAGACACAACAGATAAAATAACGCAGACTAATACTAATTATATTGATACAACAAGAGCAACTAATATGACTTTAAGTTCAAATTATGATTTTAATACTAAGATATGGAATTATCCAATCACTTTAACTGAGGGAATATATAGAGAAATCAAAGCATATAATACTACAGATTTTGTAAGTATCGGAGCAACAAACACAACAACTTGCGATACAGCAGACCCAACGTTTACATACACATCAGTCGAAGAAGTAGGTCAAGTTGGTGCTTGTTATGAGAATGGAGGTGGTACTGTTATAACTAGAGTTAGTATGCCTAAACTAAGTACAAAAATAACACAAGCTGTTATGGATGACATACCACCTGAATTTTTAAATTATAATTCAACACACACAATAACTATTGGTGATGCTTTTAGTTTAATATTTACAGCTCATGATGTTTCAGGAATTAGTCAATACTGGGTTAATGATACTGATAATTTTATTATGTATACAAATGGAACTATGACTTTAAATGGCACACCAGCAATAGGAACTTATAAAGCTTTAACTTCTGTGAATGATACTTATAACAATATCAATAATACAGAAGTGTTCACATTACAAGTCAAAGGAAGTATTATTCCAGCAACTGATACATTTAATATGTCATTTGTTTATCCAACAGATAGAACAGATATAGTATTCACACTTGAATTTGATACTGAAGCTACAACATCTTCATCAGTAGGATATTCTACTACACCTACAACATTCCCAAGTTATACTCAAGGATATTATTCAATTCCAATCCTTGACAGATATGCAGATGGATATTTAACACAGACTGACAGAGCTCAATTTGGTGTAAATGATATGCCAACATTCCAACATAGCGATTATTATTTAGCGTTTATGGTTAATGAAAATCAAACAGAGGGCTTAGAGTTACAAGTGGGACCATTTAATATGTCACAGGAATTAGTAAACATAGGAGTAAATATAAGTATAACTCCTTTTAATCAGAGTAGCTTAGGATTATACATTAATGATTACTGGGGAAATTTAATCCCTTACAACACATCACAGGATAACTTACCACTTTGGTATGTTACTAGTTAAAATGGAAAAGAAAGAAGAAAAAATAAATATTGAAATAGAAGAAGAAAAGGAAGATTATGGTATAAAAGAGTCTGTTTATAGACTAAATACTATGGATAGTGGCACTGCTAGCATTGTTACAGAGCCAATACAAGGCAAGCTTTTGGCTATGATAATAAGCACTAATAAGCCTGTTAAGATAAGGATAACGACAGAACTAGGCATTGAAGTGTTTAATGTAGTTGACTTTAAAGAGATGTTCCCTAAATATATCCCAATCAAAGTAACGAGTATGAATTCAGAAGGAAATATTCTTAACTTCTCATCAGACTACTATTGTTTAAATGGTAGTCTAACAATAGATGTAGCAGGGGCAGCACAATCTAGTGTTGATGTTATTTTGAGGTGGGCATAATGCCTGAAGCAATTATTACAGGACAAGGTGGAGACGGAACAAATAATTGGGTATCTGTTAATGTTAAGTTTAATGAAGCTGTTGTTCTTAAAGCAGAAGATGAAGATAAGATGACACTTACAATCAATGATGATTTATCAGGGTTACTTTATCTTAGAGTAGGAGCAGGAGCGAAAGTAGAAACAAGAGAATAAATTATATAATATAAAGAAAAATATTTATAAATGAGTAAAATATATTTTAATATATGCACAATACAGAAGGTGAAAAAATGGAAACTAAAAAAGATTGGCGGAAGCTTGAATATGTTATGCCTATTCAAGAGAGTGTAAGTGTCAATGGTGAATTCTTAATTAGAGGAACTGCAATCAATGCAACAGTAACAAGAAATGGTGTTGAGTATGGAGCAGAAGATCTAGAGAAGTCAGCATTCTCATTACGAAACAAGCCTATACTAAAGGACCATACAAATGAAATTGATTCTATTGTTGGTAAGACTACAGAAAATGTTATGTGGAATGTCAATGAAAAGAAAGTTGATTTTGAAGGTAAAATTGTTGACGAGAAAATCAAGAGCATGATTAATGATGGCTTAATTGGAGCTGTAAGTGTTGGTGCTATGGTTAGTGAATTAGCAGAAGTACAAAATGACGAAGGAGTTGTTACTCACGTTCAAGCTAAAGGAATAGATTTTGTTGAGTTGAGTCTGGTCGCTGTACCAGCAGATCCTAATGCAGGATTTTCAAAAGCTATTGCGGAAAGTTTCAGTTTAAAGAATAAAAAAGTTGATAGTCTGAATGACGGACTAAAAAAACAAAAACAGGAGGATAGTAAGATGGAAAAAAAATCTGATAAGGCAGTTAAGAAACCAGTAAAAGAAGTTTCTGAAAAGCCAAAAGAAAAAGCTGTTGAGGAACAGATAGTTAAAGTTGATTCTTCTCAGTTAGATGAAGCGATTAAAAAAGCAAAAGAACTTCTAGATCTTCAGAAACAAATCTCAGAAAAACCTGAGGAAGAAGCAGAAGAAAAAGAAGAAGTTAAGGAAGAGGAAAAAGAAGAAGTAGCAGAAGAAAAAGAAGAAGTAAAAGATGAAACACAAGGAGAAGTTGCAGCAGAAGAAGAAGTTGTAGCAGAAGAATCTTCAAGTGATTACATTATTGAAAAAGCTGATAAGGGCTTTGCAATATATAAGGAGAGGGTGATGTAAGATGGTTATGAATCCAGCAGGATATGTCCCATTATTAGATGGTGGCAATCCAAGAATAGTAACAGGAAAAGTTTTTAATACTACAATTTCAGGTGGTATGTTTGTATTTGCATCAGGAGCATCTGGTGTCGTTAGTTCAGGAGCAGATAGTTTTGCAACAACTGACGTAACAGTTGAACCAGTAGCAAGTGGTGGACAATTTAATGGGATTGCTTTAGCAACAGCAACATCAGGAAACTTAGTTTCATTTGCAACAAGAGGAGCAGTTATCGTACAAGATAATGCAGGAGTTACATGTGGAGTAAAAGTTAAGTGTGATGGAACTGATTCAGTTGCAGATTGTGGAGCAGGAGAAGGCGAACAATCAATTGGAAGAGCATTAACACAAGGAGCAAGTGGCGGCTATGTAATAGTCGACATACAGGGGTAATCAAGATGGAAAAAGAATTAACAAATGTAAAAGAATTACTTCAAACAGACATAGGAACAGAAGGTTCATTATTAATACCTAAAAAAATCTATGACACTTTAATTGAAGAAGTAGACAAAGCATTAATTCCAAGAGACGAAGCAGCACTAGTATTTGGACCAAGTGATATTCCAGGATCAAGTATTGATGTTGATTTAGTGACACCTAATAAATTAGATGTAAGATTAGTTGGAGAAGGAGCAGAAGTTCCATTAGACCAAACTGAATATACTTCTATAAACTTCAAACCAGTAAAATACGGAGTTGCAATTAGAATTACTAAGGAATTATTAGAAGACGCAAAGTGGAATTTATTACAACACAACATCCAAATTGCAGCTAGAAGATTTGCAGAAAATGATAACAAATTAGTTATTACAGCTTTAGATGGAGCAGGCAACACAGTTGCAGGCGGAGCAGCAATTACAATTGCTAACATCACAAGAGCAATGCAATATCTAGAAGACAGCGACTATAACCCAACTTCATTATTTGTTGGAATGGAAGTATTAAATGATCTAAGGAACATTGATACTTTTGTTGAAGCAAACAAAGTTGGTAATACAGACATTTTAAAAACTGGCTTCTTAGGTACAATCTATGGACTGAATGTAATGAAATTTTCAACAAATGCAGCACCTTCAACTACATATAGTAAATATGCTTATGTAACAGATAAAACAGAAGCATATGCTATTGCAGAAAAAAGACCTGTAACAATTGAAAACTTTGACTTGCCTACTTATGATATGAGCGGGGCAGTAGTAACTCAAAGAATAAAAGTTAGACTGTTAAGAAGTTCAGCAGTTGCTAAAATAACTACTAGTTAAGTAGTTTTTTTTTACTTTTTTTCTTTAGAAAATATAGGTGAAAAACAAAATGCAAGATGGATTAAGAAGCGAAAGCTCAAAAGTTGAAAACTTAAACTTTTCTGATACAGTATCAGGAGTAGACGTTGCAGTTACAAATGTTGCAGCAACTTCAATATCAGGAACTTCAATAAATGCAACTAATGCTGTTGTAGCACAAACATTTACAACTGCATATGGAAGCGGATATGGAACAGTCATTAACAATCTTACAGCAGAAGCTATTATTTCAGGTGGAACATGGTGCGTAGGTTCAGCAGCATCAGGAACAGTACCAAATGTAGTTGCTAAGGCAGCAGCAGCAAGTACAGCTCAACCATTAGGAATATGTTTAGCAGATGTAGCATCAGGAGCAAATCCAAATATTTTAACTCAAGGTTATTATAAAGGAATGATTGCAGATGATACAGTTGCAACTGAAGATGGATATAGTGTAGGTGCAGGAGCAGCTCTAAATACAGTGGGAGCAGCAGCAGCAGGAACTACAAGAGGAACTGTAGTAATGGGTGCAGGATCTGAAGGCACAACAGTTATATATCTATGGTGATTAAGATGACTAGAAGAAAAACAGTTAAAGCAGAAAGGAAAGCTAAAGTTTTTGAACAAGATCAACCAGAACATATTTATCCATGTCCTAAATGTGGGACAGAAATGAATGTTGTTGCAGTTGGAGTGTTTAGAGATTTGAAGTGTCCTAAATGTGGAACTGGTTTAAGCAAATAAATATTTTTTTATTTTTTTTTAATTTTATTAAAATAAAAACACGAGGAAATAAACATGGGACTATATAATTTAGGAAGCGTAGCAGCAGAAGTTACTTTACAACTTCCAGACATGCCTAGCTATATCAGTGGAACACCATTAGAAAGAATTGTGGATAGAAAGCGTACATATGTTGAGCAATATACTGGCTTAAATGTTGGAAGTGTAGGTATTGCTGAGAAATTCCAACCAGTTCTAGTAAATTTAACCGCTTGTGATGCACTTAAAACTGTTATAGCAAGTAATATTAATTCTAGTACAACTATCGGATCGCAATCAAGTGATTCAACTGCAGGAAATTTAAAATTAGGTGAATTTTCTTATGATGATGAGAAAGGAAGCACAGCAAGTTTATTGAATGCATCTTCTAAAGCTTTAACAGAACTACAAAAAGGTTATTGTGAGGAAGGAATGGAGTTGTTGAAACAACTAGGAAGAGATATAAAATTCGAGAGGGTATTATCATGACAGGGACTAATCATACACTATGTAATAAAGAAACAGAAATTGCAGAGATGCATTTAGACATAAAATATATTAGAAAAGCTTTAGAAGGAAATGGGAAAAAGGGATTGATTGATGACATAAGAGACAACAGTCAATATAGACATGAGTGTAAAGGAAAAGCATCGCTTACAAAATTTATGGTTGGTGGTGGCTGGTTAACAACCATTGTAGTATTATTACTCAGCCAAATTAAATAGGGTGAAAATTATGACTAAAACATTATTAAAATATATAGGAAAATATCAAGCATATGGTGAAATTATTGAAGCACGAGGATGTGCTAAGTGTAGCTTAGTTGAAGCTCTACTTAAAACAGGAGACTATGAATTACTTAGTGATGAATATCCTGAAGAAAAAGAAGTTGTTTCTGAAGTTCCTAATTTAGATTGGACTGAAAAAGAAATAAAGAATTGGATTAAATTTAATGAAATTGATGTCAAGTATGATATCAAAAATGATACTAAGAAAGATATCATGTTAAGACTTAAAGATGCTGGAGCAATATAATGACAGATCCATCTGTAGTAAGTGCAAACTTTCAAAAGCTATTAGATGAGAATTCTGTTCCAGTTAGAGTTAAACATTATGAAGAGGTAGCAGACCATCAGCAATATGATGATGCATTACAGCTTCAACAGACTGGTGTTGCTGTATGGGTTTCTGGTTGTATACAACCAATTAAAAATGTTAAAGGTAGTTATGATGCTGTTTTATTAGAACAAGGCAAAATAAAGACTACTGATAAAAAGATTTATGTTCCTAATGTAGCGACTAATGGAACAATAAAGGTTGGCATAGGATCTCCTGTAACAACAGAGCATAGTGTCATTCCAGATGGAATGGAAGCTTGGGAAATCAGCGGATCTGTAATATACAAAAAATTATATTTAAGAGAATTAGTAGCAGGCAGTTTAATTGGTGAGTTTCCTTGAGCATTAAAATAATAGGAATACCACAAGCACTTACTTTTCTAAAGATGAAAGATAAAGAAGCTATTTCAAGAGCAAATGATGCAATACATCAAGCAGGATTTTTTGTTGAAGGAGAAGTTAAAGAAAGTATAAGAGGAGCTAGAGCAGAGCCACAGAGTGTTGATACTGGAAGATTTTTACAAAGTGTTAAAACTCAGAATGGTAAACTTTCTTCAGTTGTATCTAGTGATGTTGAATATGCTAAGTATTTAGAATATGGTACAAGTAGAGTTTCAGCGAGACATCATTTTGGAAACACTAAAACTAGGAATAAAAAGAAGGTAACTGATTTGGTTAATGATAGCATGAAGAAACTTTAATTATATAATTTAAAGAAAAATATTTATAAATGATTAAAACATATTTTAATTTATAGGCAAGCAAGTCTATAATATAATCCAAGCGAGGAGAGAACATGGTTAATGAAATTTCAGGTAATACTTTTATATCAGACACTATATTGTCATTGAGAAATATAATGCACGAGAATATAATAGATACTTTTAATGCTTACATTATAACTTCTGGAACAACTACATTAAATATAGATGTAACTGGTCGTTATGAATCATATGGAACTAATGATGGAAGACGTATGTTTAGAAATCAAGGTGCTACTAAAAATTTATTATGGTATAACTCAGGAAGCAATAGATATTTTGTAGGAAGTGCAATAGATGATACATCTGGATATTATGATACTACTCCAGGATTTCAACCAAATGGTCCTTATGCTCCATTTGGTGGTGCAGTTGGTTCTCCTGTTGTTGATAATAAAGCAAGAAGTGTAGGCAAATTTGTTTACTCAGCTTATCCAAGAAATCCTTCTGGTGTTCAATATCCAATTATAACAGTTAAAGATGCAGGAATTTCTACTATTAGACATTTAGGAATGCAGAGTGAACAAACAGCAATGAGTTTTCCTGTTGAAATTAGAGTTTGGGCAAGAAATACAAAAGAAAGAGACCAGATCTCTCAAGATGTTTATAGTTATTTTCAAGGCAACCAATTCGGAACTGGTTCTACTACAAGAAATTTAGGCTTACATGACTTCAAAATGACTAGCATGATAAATGTAGATGAGCCAGGAGAAGAGGGAGTTAAATCAAAAGTTATGGAGTACGAATACTTGTACTTAAACCAATAAATGGAGGACAAATAAAATGGCTTTATACGCAGCTGATACAAATCAGTTAGGATTCAATTATGAATCTGGAACATATGCCACTGCTTCAGGAACGTTGCAATGGGTCGGTTTGGTTACAAACCACGAGATGACAGAAGGAGAAAACATCTCAACTATTAGATACTTAGGTACAAATGATAGAAATGTTAATAAATTTGTTGACGGAGCAAGAGATGTAACTGGAACAATTACATATCATCCGCAAGACTGGAAAGTATTAGCTTTTGCAGTAGGCAGTAATGTTGATGCAGGCTCACCAGATCCATACACACATACAATGAGTGAAACTAATTTATGTGATGGAAATGCTTTTACTTCAGGAACAGATTCACCTTTCTTTAGTGTGACTCTAGCAGATAGTAGAGGATGCACAGATGGAGATTACTTCAATAGAACAGTTAATGGAGTGATGATAACTAATTTTAGTTTAAGTGCATCACAAGGAGACATTGTAGAGTGTAGTGCAGAATATATTGGACAGAATGTAACATTCAGTTCAGGAACAGCTGCAGCTATTACAGAAGCGACAACAAGACCATTCTTATGGAGTGATATTAGCTTAAGTTTGCCACAAGGAACAGCACAACCTAAACTAAAAGATGTAGAATTTAGTATTGCAAACAATACTGAAGGACCGCACTATTTGAATGGAAGCAGAGTAGTAGACACTCCATATCCATTAAACAGAGACTATAATTTAAGCATTACATTAGACCAAACATATGCTGAAAGCAGTACACTTTACAACCAATATTTTAAAGGAGGATCAACATTTAATGCAACATTAACTATTGATGCTTCAACAGGAAGTAGAGATTGTGCAATTAGTATGAGTGGATGTAGAATACTTGAAATGGATATTCCATCACCAAATGAAGGAATAGATGAGTATAGCTTAACTGTACAACCAGAAAGTTGTAGTGTAGTAGTTAACGACGCTATTGAAAGTTATAATCCTTGGTAACAAGGATTAATTTTTTTTCTTTTTCAAGCGAGAAAAAGAAAATATAAACCAAGCGAGGGAAATGAAAATGACAGAATACTTGAAAAAAGAAGATGTACTATATCTTAGAGATACAGAAGGAAAATTATTACCACAAGATGTAAAATTAGAAACAATAGAAGGAGACAATGTAGTGAAGGTTTTACCTATGACTAAAGGAGAGCTTAACACATTATATTCACAATTAAAAGACGGTGACACATCAGCAGAACAAGATGTTGATATTGTTGAAAAGTTTTTGATTGAACCTAAACTAACAAGAGATGAAATAGTTAAGGCAATGAAACCACAAATGATTGCTGCTATTACAATTGCGATCTTATCACTAACAACAGGTAAAGATCAAAAAGAATTATCAAATGAAAGCAAGGCTAAGATTGCAGAGAATTCAGATTTTTTGCAGTGAGTGCTTTGGATAAGCAGAAGAAAATATTTTATTTTCTTCATAAGCAAGGATATACATTTATCTCAATCCCAAAGCTAGTACCAGTTGAAATAAACATGCTAGTTGAACAGTGGAATATAGAGGAAAAAGCTAAGCAAAAAGCACAGAAAAGAAACGAAAGCAAGAAAAAAAATAGCAGAACAAGGTGACTGAAATGTTAAAAGAAAAATGTGACATATGTGGATCAAAGAAATCTGTTGAAGTTGTATCAAGAGACACACTGTGTGTAGACTGTATAAAGCTAACTTCAATATTAGATAATACTTTTAAATATTACGACCAGTTAGATTTTATTAGAAATTCTGCTATTGATTATAAAGGATTGTCTTGGTATAAAAACGCTAGAGACAAGATTAATGTTAAAATAATGGAATACTTTGCAACTAAAAAAGCTAAAAGGAAAGGTAAAACCTTGAAAGAAGTTGAAGCTAAAGAAAATAAATATGATGGAATAGTTGCAGAGGTTGAAAAATGGTAGGACTTGGCAGTGCTTTATTAGGTGGATTGGCTGGAGGAGCAGCAATCAGTATTGTTATAACAGCAGTAGATAGATTCTCAGGAACTTTTACAAAGGCTGGTGTAGGAATGAAAACACTAGGAGGAGCTGCAGCTATGGGTGCCACCGCAATTGCAGCCGTAGGCGTTGCTGCCACTATTGCAGGAGTTAAGGCTGTCAAAGCATTCAATGAAGTTGAGACTGGCTATGCTAAAGTCAACACTTTATTAGATGAAGGACAAGATGCACAAGAACTATATGGAAAGTTTATTGAAAAAACTAATGTTCAATTAGGTAATCAAGGAAATCAGCTTGATGCACTATCAGGATTATATCAAACTATTTCTGCTGGAATATCAGATACAGCAGATGCTCAATTTTTCTTAGAAAAAGCAACCAGAGCAGCAGTTGGAGGTTCAGCAGCATTACCAACAATGATAGAAGCAGGAACTAAAGCAATGGCAGCATGGGGTCTTGAGGTTGAAGATAGTGAGCATATTTTTGATTTATTTGCTGCAACAGTTAAAGCAGGTCAAACTACTATGGGAGAATTAGCTTCAGCATTTCCTCAAGTTGCAGGTATTGCAGCTGAATTAGGAATTACAATGGAAGAAACTCTAGGAACTTTTGCTGGTTTGACTAAAGTCTTAGGCAGCTCAGAAGAAACAGCAACAAGTTTATCTGCTACAATGAGAGCATTTTTGAAACCTAGTGGAGACATGCAAACACAGATAGAAGCTTTAGGATTTGAAAGTGGAGTAGCAATGGTTAAAAGTGAAGGATTAATGGGATCATTACAGATGATGAAGAAAGCTGTTGATGGTGATGTTAATGCTATGGCTGCATTATTCCCAAATGTTAGAGCTATGAAAGCAGTATTTCCAGCTTTAGGTGCAGCAGCAGAAGATGTTGCATCATCAATAGACATATTAAATAATTCTGCAGGAATGTCTAATAAGACATATGAAGATATGGCTAAGACAGGAGCATTCCAGCTAGGAGCAGCAATGAGTGAGCTGAAAAATATATTTATAGATGTTGGTGGTACATTAGCAGAAGTATTTATGCCACCTTTAATTGATTTGCTTAAGATGATAAAAGAGAAAATTATGCCAGCATTGAAACCATTCTTACAGGCTGTTGGAAGTGGAATGCAGAAGGCTTTTAGTACTGCAAAGAGAATAATTACTCCAATGATTCCTGTGTTCAAAGAGATCTTTGCAACTATAAAGGATGTGGCTACATCTGTATTTGAATCATTAAAACCAGCATTTGAAGCATTGATTCCAGTTTGGCAAGCTTCTGTTAGAGCAATATCACCTATTCTTAAAGTATTAGGATTCTTTATTAAGATAATTGCTAAAGTTGTTGCATGGGTTATAACTAAACTAGCACCAGTATTCAAATGGATGAATATAATATTAGGAGATTTCTTCACTGTTGCATTTAGAGTGCTTACAGATTTAGGAGAGATATTTAAAATTATTTGGGGAGGAATTAAAAATGTATTCCAAGGATTCTGGAAATTCTTAAAAGGATTTGGGCTTATGTTCAAAGCTGAGTTCCAAGCTATGGTGGGAGTGTTAAGATGGCTAAGAAATAAATTTGAAATAGCTTGGCTTGGCATGAAATTAATTGTAAAATCGGTATGGAATGGTATTATTGGCATAATAGAAAAATCTTTAAACTGGGCATTGAATAAGATAAATTGGTTGATTGAAAAAGCAAATAAATTACCTGGAATTAATATTAAAATACTTGATCTAGCAGATCTAGGAAAATTTAAATCTGACACAGATACAATTAAAGAACAGATTATGGATTTAAGTTCACAATCATTTGGTGATTTTATGGCACCAGCTCTTAACACAGCTGCACAAGGTGCAAGTTTAATGGCACAAGGAGCATTACAAATGGTTGGACAAACTCCATCAGGATCTGTTGGACAAGGCAACAATATAACTAATGTACAAATAGATAATGTTTATGGAACAGATCCTAATCAAATGACAAGAGCAGTACAAGATGAACTGAATTTTAGGGTGACAACATGAGCAAAACCAAATATACAATTGGTGCTATAACTTTATTGATATTAGCTTCTTCATTTATGTTGACTTATGATAATATTAGAATGAAGATTGATGATGATGTTACTAGTTTTTATCAACCACACGAAGACTATCCACGGATATGGACTGTTGTAGGACGTGAAAAAAATCAATTGTTTGATGGTAATTCTTTAATGAATAGAATGCCAAAAAATATAACACGAGAAGTTTTAATAGATGAACAGCGAGGGACCATACATATAACTCGTACAACACCATATATTCGAGGACCAACTATAATTGATGAATACTATTATTATGGGAATATAAAAGCCAAAGAGTTATTCCCTGTTTATCACAAAATAACTGTTCTTAATGGATCAGGATATTTCTATAGATACTTAGCATATGATTTAGTTTATAATGGTCCAAAGCAGAAGCTGTACACAACAAGTTTTAACTTTGGTAGAGATATGAAAGTTGAATGGCAGAAAGGCTTTAGATGGGCTTGGTTAGGATGGCCAAATAAAAATAATTCTTTAGCAGTTCAATATGATGTTAAAACAGATGAAGAAGTTTACTGGATTAAATTATTCGATCCTCCAACATTTAATACTACTACATTTCAAGATTTAAATTTAACTAAAAGTTTTGATTATGCAGTGGGAAATATTTCAACTGCATATTTATATATACCTAAAAATGCAACAGTTAATACTGCAAGACTTAACATATCTAGCAGATATTATAATGATAGCTCTTCTAAGCAAGCAACAGATGCTCAAACTGTAGTTGACCAGAATTCAGGAAGAAACATATATAAAAGTTTTATAAAATTTCCAATTGGAACTCCTCTTCCTAATTTAGCTGAAAATATAACTGGTGCAGAATTAGTAGTCACAATAAATAGTGCAACAGGAGTTATTGACACAGATATAAATAGATGGAGACAGGCAGACCAAACATGGACAGGTGGAAATACTTCTACTGAGTTGTTAAATATGGGTGGCACATCTGATTTAAATACAGATCCATGGACTTCTGTATCAGCAGCAGCAATTAATAGGTGGGATGTAACACATGAAGCTCAAGAAGAGTTTGCAGACTTACACTATAATTTAAGTTTTGAAATTGAAGATCCAGATGCATCAGCTTCTAGTAGTTCAGATAAAGCAGATTCTAATAAATACTTTTTTGGAACTAAAAGAGATTCAAATTATTTTGTATCATTTTTATCACAAATTATATTAAATTATAACTGGTCAACAAGACCTTACAACGCTTCAATAACACTTAACACAACTAGTGATTTATTTTATTCTGAGAATAAATACACAGACAAAGATAATCAAACAGCTGACTTTAGCACCGCATTAAATTCAGAATTAGGTACATGTACAGCAGATGGTTCAGGATATTGTAGCATACCAATTAACTTTACTTCAGATTATTATGGTGGACTTTATATAAATAATTTGTTTATTGAATATAGTTTACCAGCTGCCCCATCTGATCCAATATCATATGACATTGTTTTAAACTATCCTGAGTACAATGCTAATCTAACTAATGATGATGTTATACACAATTTTACTCCTACTTGGTACAATACAGATAATACTAATTGTAGTCTATGGGGTAATTTTACTGGGAACTGGAGTTTAACTGAAGCAATTAGCGATTCTATTTGTTATCAAGAAACAGCAAATGAATCTACATACTGTGGAGGATTAGATACAGGAAGTTATGCAGTAGATAATGGAAATACTTTTATGAATTATTCAAAACCGATTTATTCACAATCCTCATCTATATGGCAAGTAGCACATGGAAATGGTGATACTTTTTTTATTGAAAATATTTCTATACCAACAAGTTGTTGGGAACAAAATGTTTTAGAATTGAAGGTATCATCCGCACGTTCAATTGATACTCAACCATATTGTTATAATGGAACAACTTGGGAAACAATAGGAACTGCTCAATCAGGAGCAACAAGTTGGTGTCCTATATCAATCACTGATGTATATAATAAAGGGTATGATGGGGATTGGAATACATATTCAGGATATATAGATGGATGTGGTGCTGGTGTTTTAGGATGGACTAATGCATTTGGTTATCTACCATATCAAGCAAACAATGGAGTAAGAAGTAGATTATATGAAGAAGCTATATGGTGGAATATGACAATAAGGAACAATACAGAAACTAGTTTTAGTAGTTTAAGTCTAGCTGATGGTGATTACTTTTGGAATGTTGAATGTCAAAATAGCACAGGGTATAGTTTCTGGGCACCATCTAATTTTACATATTCAATTAATACAACAGGAGAATTAAATGCTAGTTTAAGCATAGGTATTCAAGATATAATATTTGAGTTTGATTCTTCTTATTTTAATACAGATACTTATACAATTACACAATACAACATTTCAGCAACTAATCAAACATCTAGTCTGCCTTTGTTCAACATAACTAATAATGATGATAGTGATGCAGTTGATGTTAAACTTAAAATCAATCAAACAGCTTCAACCCACAATGTTAAGTGCAATGATGCTTATATAATTGGTGGTGCAGCTAATTTGACAACAACAAGCCAAATAATATCATACAATCTTCCACCATTGGGTGGAAATATTGGAGTATGGTGTTGGGGAGATTATATACAGGCAACATCAGATTTTAATTTTGATATTGAAATCATTAGGGTGGTTGTATAATGGCAACCTTTGGAGGAAAATTTACATTTCCTAATATAGAAAGAACTTTTGTTAAGGTTGAAATAGGCGGTGTTAGATATAGCGATTTAATAACTGGTTCAGTTACAGCAAGCATCGGAGAGAATAATGCTGTGTCTAACTTTAGCTTAACACTTCAAAACAGATGTGGAAAACACAAAACAGACTTTAGTCTGAGTGATGAAGTTGTTATTTATGTACAGAAAGGAAATGTTAATCCTACTCAAAAAATAATAACAGGATTAATTGAAGACATAAATTTCACTGGTGAAGCGAATGTGGAAGAAGTTACTATTTCAGGACGTGATTATTCAGCAAGACTTCAAGATGTTACAGTACAACCAGAAAGTTATTCTAGTCAAGAAGTTAGTTTAATAGTTAAAGATATCATAGAAGATTACACAGATGATATAACAACTAATAATGTTGACTTAACAACAACTACAATAGACCTAATAACATTTAACCACACAAGTGTATTTGAAGCAATTAAACAACTTGCCGATGAAGCAGGATATAATTTTTGGATTGATGTAGACAAAGACTTAAACTTTAAAAAGAAAAGATCTGATTCATCAGGAAAGACATTAGATAAAACTAATATTCAGATGAGTGATCTAAGAGTATCAGATCAAGAAATATATAACCAAGTTTGGGTATATGGAAGCAAAACTTTATCAGGATGGGAAGAAGCCTTTGTTGCAGATGGCACTGGTTCAACTTTTAATCTTGATTATAAACCTCACAATACAACAGTTAAAGTAGCAGGAACAGTGCAAAGAGGAGGAGTTGCTAATATAGTTGATGAAATAGGAGCAACATCAGGAACTCAATATGTTGTTGACTTTGCAAGACAACAAATATCATTCATTTCAGGAACAGAAGCAGGAGATAACATTCCATTTTCAGGTGCATCAATTTCAATTGATTATATGAGAGAGACACCTTTGATTAGAGTAGGACGAGATAGTAGCAGTATATCGCAATATGGTAAGCGTGAAAAAGTAATTGTTGACAAAGATATAGTTAGCGTTGAAGAAGCAAAAGCAGTACTTAGCACAACATTAGAGCTTCACAAAGATGAAAGAAAAGAGATAACAATTCCTTTATATGATACAATACAATTAACTCCTGGGCAAACTGTTATTGTTAATATTCCTAATCAGAATATCAATAGTGAAGATCTTGAAATATTAGAAGTGACTTATGATTTAAACAAAAAAGCTTTGATGGAAAGTAATGTTATGTCTGTTAAGGTCAATAGAAAAATTCGTAATTTAACAGACACATTAAAAGACATGTATAATGATATAAAGAAAATGCAAGCATCTGATGCTGTAAGTACAGAAGTAATTAGCAGACTTGAATTCACAACTGGTTCAGTTGGAGTCCAAAGTAAAAATTGGTATGCAAGAACTAGAGCAATAGGATCTGCATTCTATTTAAATCATTCAACTAATAGCATCCTTGATGATGCAGGTTTATCTTTAGATGGACTATCAGGAGTTGGATGGGCAGTTAACCAATCTGGAGGAACTTGGTAATGAAATATAATAATATAGGTGAAAAAATATGGCAGTAAGAACAGGAAGTTTTGGAGGAACAAATTGGAGTGCTGAAAGCTTAACATCAGCAGACATGAATGATACTTTTGGATATGTAGCAGAAAGTTTGTCTCAACCAGCAATTGTAACAGTTTCAGCACACACAGGAAAGATGGAAGCAGGAAGCTTAACTTTATTAGACTATACAGAAACTATTCCAATACCAACAGGTTATGAATTACAGATTTCAGCTGTGAGTGGTGGAACTAATTATCTTGGAACATGGAGAGAAGAGACAACTGGAAGTTTATCATTCCAAGCAGGCTCTTCCCAAACACCTCCTTTCTTTATAGATGGAAGCAGTGCTCCAACACTACCTAAAACAGCAACAGATTCAGTAGCTTGTAGAACAAGTATTGGAGCAAGTAGTCCTAATAAAGATTTTTATTGGTTCCAGTCATCCTCAAGCTGTCACTTTACTGGAAAATGGGTGAAACTTTAAAATGGTAATGACAACAAGCGGAAAAGAAATAACAGCAAGGCTTTGGTCTGAAGCTGGAACAGTGCCAGCAGCTCATGCTATTGGTTCAGGATCTGGAACAGCTACAATCAATGACACTGCTCTAGTATCTGAAGTACAAACTTCAGCTTTTACAGGAGGATCAACAGATTATAGTACTTTGCAAGAAGTTTCTATGCAGAGTGATTTTAATGCAGTTGACCTTAGTGGATTGACTTTAACAGAACATGCAGTTAAGCCAACATCAGGAGTTGGAACAGGAAGCATATTCAATAGAGAAACAACAGCAGATGTAACATTCAGTGGGAATAGTGAATTACAAATTCAAACTACTTTCCAAACATACTAATGGTTGATTATAAAGCTTTAATTAGGGATATAATCGCACTTATAATGCGGCTTATTAGTGACAAAAAGACTAATGTAAAGCGGTTTTTAAAAGACTTTCAGAAGCATACAAGGATGTATAAAATACATTCAGATAGTGAATCAAAAGATCTTCAAAAGTTTTTAGCTTTATGTCTAAAAGATGTAGAGCTTGAAGAGAAAGCTTTAGAATTTAAATTCAAAGATAATATAATCTCTTATGATAAAATTGTTATAGACATACTTAGGTTTGTCAAAGGTTATATGAGATATAAAAAGGACTCTGACATTTGGAAGATGGCTGAGTATTGGCAAGTAGCTAAACAAACTTATAAACTTAAAACTGGAGACTGTGAAGATGGTGCGATCCTTATATTTACATTAGCTAGATTAGTGGGCATTCCAGCAAACAGGATCTTTGTTAGTGCTGGTTATGTTTTAAGCAGAGGAAAGAAATATGGACATTCATATGCTACTTACATCAGCAATGATGGAAAAGAGTATTCATTAGATTGGTGTTTTAATTATGACAGCAGATTAATTAAGAGTAGAAAAACACTATTAGACAACAATAAATATATACTGCCAAGATGGTTTTTTGGCAGTGATGAAGGATTTTATATCCGAGGTGAAACAAATGAGTGAAAAATACAAACTAAATAAAGAAGATGGATTGAAAATAGTTAAAGGAGCAGGAATTGCAGTTGCTTCAGCATTACTTGTTTATGGTGCAGAAGTAATACCAAATGTTGATTTTGGTTCTTATACAGCAATAGTAGTAGCTCTTGCAGGAATTTTAATTAATTCAGGAAGAAAATATATGGCTAATAAGAAATAAAGCTTTTTTCTAAGTGGAGTTTTCATCCCCAAGTTTAGGCAGCCAACTCTCGGCTGTCCTTTTATTCTTTTAAATAATTTTTAGCTTTTTTCTTATTGTGTAGAACTATATGACAATAATGGCACATACTTATTAAATTTTTTTTGCTGTTGTTATTTTTATTTTCATCTATATGGTGTACATCAAGCTTTGGTTTAATCTGGTATTTTTTGCATAATTTGCATTTGTTATTATCTCTACTCCTGATTTCTTCTTTTAAATATCTGTTAAATTCATGACTGTATTTCTCAAAAGATTTCCCACCTTCCCACTTATGATTTTTATCTCCTAAAAGCTTTCCTTTATTTGATTGACCTATTTTTCTTTTTGTTTCTTTGGTGTGTTTCTTTCCTTTAAAAGGATTTATTATTTCTCCACTTTTAAACTTTCTTTTTAATGTTTCACTAACTTTTTTGCAATGCTCTTTTGTTTTTGTTTTTCCTTTTAAAGCTATACTAATTTTTAAACAAGTCTCTAGTGAATGTTTATTACCAATATGAGAAAGACTTTTCTTCTTATTTGTATCTTTATTGTTGCTATATCTTTTAATAATTTCGCTAGTTTCTTTAGTTAATCCTTTATTCCAAACTTTTCTTTTCATATATAGCTGACAAGTTAAATGCATTTATAAATCTATTGTTTTAATACTTCTAAAAGTTTTTTTGCACTATTAGACCAAGTATATTCTTCTGATTTCTTGTATGAATTTTCTCCTAACTTTTTCATTTCAGATTGATGTTCAAAAGCATATCTTAGTTTTTTTCTAATATCTTTTATGCTGGGTTTAAACCATTTGATTCCTTCATATTGAAGATCTCCTTTAACATCAATCATCTCTCCTTCTTCTATTATTAACCCATTACTCTTATTGACAAAATCCATATGCCCTCCAAATTTTGTAACAATTACTGGTAAACCACAAGCCATAGATTCTATGACTGGCAGATTAAATCCCTCTGCCATAGAAGTTGATACAAATACATCACCAGAATTATATAGTTTATTCACTTCTTCTAGGGTTGTTTGTTCTGTGTTGATTAGAATATCCGCATGACCTGTTCCTTGTTTTATTCCTAGAACTTTCATTGCTTCTGGTATGTCTAGATCAGGTGCATAAGCTGTGTTAATCTTTACCATTAACTTTACCTTCTCTTCTTTTCTAAACTCTTCAGCAAAAGCTTGTAGTAAAAACTGCATTCCTCCTCTATCATTAGCAGTTCCTCTCCATCCTTTGTTAGCAACAAATGTAAACTTGTCATCTTTTTTATCAACTTTAATCTTCTTAAATATACTAGGATTAAATCCATGTGGAACTATTTTAATCTTTTCTTTTATTTTTTGTAATTGTTTTATTGTAAAATCCATTTTAAAAATCCTCCAATCTTAAAAAAGAACAATTTAATTCTTTTTCAATCTGTTTTTGCCTAGTAATATCTCTAGTATTGTTTTTCTTTCTTTCATCTACTTCAATTACTAAGTTTTTATCTGTTATATATCCATCAACCCAATAACCCAATATTGAAAATTGTCTGTATATTTTTTCTTCAAACTCCATTTCCAGAGCATCTAATATGCTAGTTTCATTCCTTCCAATTGATGGTCCTCCTCCATTTAATAATATCTGATTTTGTCTAGCAACCCTTCTTAATTCTCTATTCCTAGGAATTTTCATTAGTTCTGTTTGTTTAATACTATTTTTTATTTTGCTACTCTCTGTATTTTTTTTTCCAATACAGCTCTTTCTTAAATTTTCAATATGTAATTTAGAAAACTTTTTACCTTTTTTTAGTTTAGAAATTTTTTTATTTCTTTCTTTATTATTCCACACTTTATTTATCATAATCTTTCTCCATTTGTTTTTAATTTTTTTGTCATGCATAGGATTATTATTTTTGAATCTCTTTCTAGAACTTTTAATAACATTTTCTGTAACATAAGAAGGATGATTTTTTTTATAACTTCCTCTGTCTTTGTCATAGCCTTTTATAAATTGTCCTTTTTTATTTCTCATTCTTTTTTTTCCTCAATCAATTTATCAACTGTATTTATTATTGCTTGTTTTACATGTTGACTAGGTACTAATATTTTATTTATATTATCTGTTACCATATGATTTATCCAAAAAGTCGGACATAAATCTCCTTCCCATACACAAAAACCATAAAACTTCTTAGGATTATCAGCAATAGCAAATTTCCAATAAGGTGGTGTGGTAATAGCAACTGAAGAACACTCTGTAGAAAAGGTCTTAGTCATCATATTTAATTCACTATCGCTACATAATATCTCCCAATTATTTGGTTTAGGAGCATCTAGTCTTGTGTCTCTGTTTAATTCATATACGGCTTGGGATAACCCTTTAACATGAGAACTATAACCAGAGCTGTCAAATATTTGTCCTATTATATTAATTTTCATCTTATCACCTTTATTTTCTTTGCATAAAAATTAGCACAGTGAGATTGTGTATGTCTTTCAATTATATCAAACCCTGCTTTCTTTATTAGATGTGCCCATCCTTTCTCTGTTAATACATAATTATGACATGTTGTTATAAATCCTGGATCCATTGGAACTCCAATCAATAGTTCACCTCCCATCTTCAATACTCTATTCATCTCTAATAAGCATATCAGTGGACTTATTGTATGCTCTAATGCATGGCTGCTGAAAACAATATTAAAGTTTTCATCACCAAAAGGAAGTTCATGAGCATCACCAACATAAGTATTCTCTTTTTTATTTTGAATTAAATCAACTCCTGTCCACTTTGCTTTTACTATACTTGTTTGGTTTGAGCCACAGCCAACATCTAATAAAGATTTGTCAGCACTATCTATATTCATTCTGTGGAAAAAATCCCAAGCAATAGCTAGATGTCCAGTTCCATTTAAACTTCCCACTCCTGCATAACCATATTCTGCTGTTGCTATTTTAATATAATTCTGCCACTTTTCATCATTCATTGTAATTACCACCAAGTCTAAATACATAATTATTTATGCAAGATGTTCCTGTTTTAGTTATTCTTTCTCTTACTATGAATTCTGCTAATTCTCTTGTAGATATAATCAAGTCATCTACACCTTCTACATCATAAATTATATGCATTTTTTATTCCTCCAATTTTTCTTAACAAATTCTTCAAATGTCTTTTGATCTGTCTGTACTTTTTGTTGATACTCTTGGTCTCTAACTCCACCTAAAGGACATAATAAATGATAAGCTTTAGCAGAAGTATTAACTCCTATCTTGAAACCTGCATTCTGAGCCTTTAAACTGAAAAAAGCTTCCTCTCTGAAACCGACAGTTGTTAGTGTTTTAGGATATTCTATTTTCTCAATTACACTTTTCTTCATTAAAGCACAACTTCTGAATTCATTAGCAGGCAGGATCTCTTCTGATAGATAAGACATCCCACAATCGTCTGTATAATTAGTTAGCTTTCCATCTTTATCTGTTTCAACTCTATTCAAGAAAGGCTTAACAAAGCTTACTTCTCTTTCAAAGTCTGGATTTGCCATTGGTGGTGTAACTCCAGAAGCAATATCATAGCCTTCTTCTAGAACATGCACTAGCTTTTCTAAATAGTCTGGCTCAATAATAACATCATCATCAAGTCTGCATACTGCATCATTGTTGAATCTGTCGTTTTCTATTATAAAATTCCTAGCATTACATACTCCAAAGCTTTGATCTCTTCTTATGAATTGGAATCTATGGTCTTCTAATTTCAATCTATTGATTAAATAATTTAAAAAGTAAGCATTAGCAACTGGTGTGTCTGATGCATCATCTAATATTATCACATCAAATTTCTGATAGGTCTGTGTTCTTAGGCTCTGAAGCAATAAAGCTAATTCAGTGTGTCTGTTTTTTGTTGCTACATGTATTGTTATTCTCATTCTTTTTCACCTACAATTATTTTATTTGCAAAGTGCCATCTACTTGGCGTTGGTATGATTTTGAATCCTTCCTCTTTCATCTTGTCTTCCCACCATGTCCTTGGTTTACAAATCTTGTGGGTAGAGTCTTGGTAATAATCTTTATCATCATCAAATGGTATCATAAATAAATAATATTCTCCATTCATCTTATTTAAATTCTGTAGTGCTGAAGTTAGTTCAGACTCTTCTAAGTGTTCAAGTACATCTAAAGTAAATATTACATCGTAATTAGTAGTGAATTCATCTTGATAATCTACAATGCTTGCTACTTTTAGATAAGGTTTTACATCTGTGAAAGGAGTATTCAAGATAGCATATTTGCTTGTGTCAAAGCCTTTAACTTTCTTCCCCATCATATGAGCTGTTTGTACGAATGGTCCCATACCACATCCACAATATAAAACTGTATCAGCATCAAAGTAGCTAAACCATTCATAATTAAGCATAAAGTGTTTCATCTCAAGGCTATCACGTCCTTTGAAATAGATCTCTTCTTCTAGATCATCTAGTAAGAAATGCTTCTTTAATATAGCAGGAAGTTCTAACACATCTATTTTCTTAGTTGGATATGTACCAAACAAATGACTCTTATACCATCCATCTAAGAACTCTTTAGAGTGTGCTTCTGATTTTTTTAAGTGTTCTTTGTAACGCTTTAGCACATGGAATGAGTTTTTTACATATCCTAAATGCCAGATTGTGAATGTATCTATGTTGCCTTCAACAATCTTATCAGTAGGTTTTCCTTTTATATTTAAAACACAGTGTTCTGTTTCAGGATAAAATAAATTTCTCTTTATTTTAAAAAGTCTTCTTTTGCAGTTGTGTCGTTCTTTAGTTGAGTCTTCTTGTGCTAAACTATATATGCTGTGACGCATTCTAGGATTTAGAAAATAATTATCTGCATCATGCTGCTCTGCAATCTTTAATTGCTTTTTAATATCTTTGAAATTGTCATCAACCATCTCATCTGGATCGAGAACTAATACCCAAGCTTCTTTGAAAAAAGTTTGAATATAATCTAAATATTCATTACGTGCTTTTCCATTCTCTGTCTTAGAAGTTTTATCGAAAGGTCTTTCAATAACTTTTGATTTTCCACCATAACTATTTACAATTTTAACTGTATTATCTTTAGAGCCACCATCAATAAATACTATGTGGTCTGCAACATTCTTAACACTATCTAAGCAGAGTTTAATTGTCTCTTCACAATCCTGTCCTATCATTGCTATAATTAGTTTATTCATCTTATGGCCATATCCTAAGCTTTACTAATAACTTTTTGCACCTTGAACACTTGTGTACTGCTTTTGTGTTATGGGGATTCTTTGATCTTGTTCTGAATGAAATCAATTTCATATCATGATTACAGTAAGAACATTTTTCAATGCCCTCCTTTAATCTTGAGTCATCTTCTGTAATAGTTTTTCCCATTTTGGCATCACCGCTTCCCATTCATAATATTTAACTGCTTTGGCTCTACCATTTCTGCTGTAGAGTTTTTGAAGTTTCTCATCTGCATAAATTCTACTAAGCTTATCTGCACAATCGTGTATGTCCATCATACCACGTTCTACAGTCCAACTTCCTGTTATTGTCCCATTGCTTTTTAGTATATCATATTTATGGCTATCAGTATCAAACATGTCAACTTCTTCTGTACCAACTATATTGACTCCTTCTCCTGCCTTGCCATCCTGTAATACTAATTCAGGTGTAGTTGTATAATCAGTTGCTACAACTGGTACTCCACAAGCCATAGCTTCAATAATAGGAACACCAAAGCCTTCTCCTGAAGTTGTTAGTAAAAATACATCCATTGCATTGTAAACATCTGGCATGTTATCTAAAGGAAAGCCATCATAGAAATTCATTCCTGTAAATATTACTCTGTTCTGAAGACTGTATCTGCTGATTAAAGTTCTTAAGTCAAACACAGCTGCATTGTCAACAGGATCTGTATGCATGAATAATATTGCATCAGGTTTATCTTGACAGAATAAAGCGAAAGCCTTTATTGTTCTGTCTAACATCTTTCGTCCTTGATTACGTGCTACTGTTCCAACAACAAACTTGCCTTGCAATCCCCACTTCTTTTTAATCTCTTCTTTATTAGCTGGTTTGTACAAACTTGTATCACAAGCGTGTGGAATGTAATCTGATTTTATATTATAATAATCTTTAACTTGTTTCTGACCATGCTTTGACATTGCCACAGTATGGTGAAATTTCCGAAGGATATTCTCACAAGTCTGTGGGAGTCCTCCTCCTCCATCGCTTGGATAGTACATCACAGTCTTTGCTGGTGCAAGATCCTGCTGAAGAAATCCACTTTGCTGTAACATGAAAGTATCTAATAAAACTCCAAAAATATCTGGTCTCATTTTCTTAGTCAATGGTCCTAGAATATCTCTGCAGTATGGTTCTTTGCCACATCCTATTACATTGAATGGCATCTTTGGAAACCATCCATTTGGTAATGTTCTTGGTGGAAAAGATCCTATAAAATTATGTCCTAAATAATTGCAATCATATTTATCTTTTAGTCTATATATTATATTAGTAGAAATTGTTGCGAAGCCAGTCGGCAAAAAAGTACTATCTGACATCCATAATATTTTCTTCTTAGTATTTACAGCGTCCATATCTATCATCCTCCTTTTCTTTTACTTCTGTTCCTGATGGTCGTAGCATAATTACACTACCACTAACTACTTCTTTGAAGGTAACATTTGCAAATTGGATAGCAACTTCACGTGAAACAGTTATTCCATATGAATCTCCTGTCTTATTACATGTAGTTGTTTTTCTTATTTTATGGTATTTAGCTGGTCCTCTGTACATTCATATCACCTTTCAATAAATTTATCTTTGTAATACATTCTTTTTTTCCTTCCCAAAAGTATCTACAGGACTCTCTTCCTGAAAAGAAAGTCCTATTAGGACACTTGTGGCATAGTTGCGGAATGTTGCAATTAGTTTTCTTTTTTAATTGGTTTGTCATAATCTTCTTTTGGAATGTTTATAGTGTATTTGCATCCTCTAGTGTTGCATACATAATCAATATCATAGTGTGTATGTATTGAAGTTCTTACATTGTTAACATTTTGTTGTGTCATAACTTTACTAACTTTGACTTCTTTGAATTTCTTTGGTGCCATGTATTTGTCTAAATCTAATTCTAATTTTAGATTGTCTACATTTTCAGGATTTAAACTTCTTCCGACTTCTTTTAGCTTTTGTTCTTTTTCATCTTCATAGTCTAATCTAGCACAGTGGTTGCAGAAAGGTTTGAATTGCTTTCTTGCTTCTTCTGTTTTCTCAGCCATCTTTTTGAAAAAGAAATCATCAGCTGTTGGTTGTCCAATTACAACGAAATCTTTTTTCTCGTCTGTAGTTGGTTCTCTAATTATGTTTGTTTGCATTGTCTTTCACCTCGACTCCTTGGTTTATTTGTTTCTTCAATAAATCAATTTTATTTTTATTGAATATGACTTGGTTTACTACTTGAGCTAATTCTTTTTTCTTGTTGTACATAGCAATTTCAGTTCTTCTAGGAAGCATCTCTATTTCATTGCTAATAACTTCAACTATTTTATTGCTCATTTCCATATCTAATTCCATATGTTTGATCTGATTTTTAATCAGAGATTTTTCTTTTGTATTTAATTTTCTTTTCATTTGTATTCACCCTTATAGCTTATTACGTCTACATTGTCCTTACCATACTCTTGTAGCTTTTTTGCATAGAAATAAAGTAGATTATAAAGTTCTTCAACTTCTATATTATGGACTGTAAAACTCCTAGATTTCTTTCTAATATCGTCTTTAACTTGTATCTGTACTCCTTTCATATATATATTTCATATATTTAAAGTATATAAATATTACGCTTCCACTGAAAGGGTAATATTTATAAATAGTTAAAATATCTTATTTTATTAGTAAAATACCATATGGAGGTTATCACTATGGGAAAATTTAAAAAAATTTTTGCTGTTGTAGGAACAGCAGTACTATTAGGAGTAACAATAACAGGGTGTGTAGAACAACCTGAAGTTGGTATGACACAGGCTGAACTTGACCAAGCTTTGGAAGAAGCTAATCGAGCAGGAGCAGATAGTGTTGATGTGACAGCAGATAATGCAAATGCAATATCTGGAGCAATAGCAGAAAATGAAGCAGAAATTGCAAGGCTAAAGTTAGTTGTAACTGACTATGAGCAAGCAGAAGCTGAAGTGGATGCTGAAGTAGCAGAGGAAGAAGCTAAAGTTAATGGCCATGTAATTAATGATGTCAAAATTGGCGATACTTTTATAGAAACTTTAAGCGATAGAGAAGTTGACAAACTATTAGACACAGAAATAGATTTTGATGACGACGACTATGATGTAGAAGAAGTTGTAACATTAACAGCAACAGTTGCTGCAAATGAAGAAGATTTCTTAGACAATACATATATGCAATTAAACGAAGATGGAATAACATATGAGATCCAGTTTGATTCAGAACTTGATACAAGCTTAATCGATGCAGATGAAACATTAGTTTTCAGTATGCTAGGTGAAGAAGTAGAAATTACTGAATGGGATGTTGACGAAATAACTTTTGTTAAAGGAACAGATCTATTTGTTAAAGAAAATCAACAATACACAGTTGGTGATGTTGTTCTTGACATCAAAGTAATTGGTGATGGTTGGGTATATGTAGGTGTTGGAGACAATGCAGTCAAAATCGAAGAAGGCGAAATTAAGAAAATCAATGGCATAGAAATTAAAGCAGTTGAAGTTCTTGATGACGACGACAATGTTGATATGGCTGAGCTATTAGTTAGCGAAGACATTGAAGACACTGTAGAAGATGGCGATGATTATAGTGACGCAGAAGTTTGGAAATGGAACATTGATGCAGATTCAGTTGGAATTTCTTTAAATCAAAGATATTTAGAACTTGATGAAGAAGAAAAACCATTAGCTGTTGGAGAAACTTTTAGTTTACCTAATGACTATATGACATTTGAATATGCAGGTGAAGTTGTAGATGAGTTTGTAGAAATTCAATTTGAAGACGATGTAGACTATGCAGTTGAAATCACAGGAAACTTTGTTAATGGTTTAGAAGACTATGACAGATTATATGTTAACACAACAGGTTTCTTTGATGAAGATGACAACTTTGTAGGAACAGTTGTTGAAGTTGATGACACAGATTCAGATATGGTATTCAATGGAAACTTTATTGAAGTTGAGGATGTTACAGTTAAATGGACAGACTTATCTAAGATCAAAGTTGACGGAACAAATGTTTGTGATTTAGAAGATAACTATTTAACAACTTACGGAACAGTTATTGAAAATCCAGAAGACAGTTGTGAAGATGGTGAATACACTATACAAGTTCCAGTTGAAGAGCAAGAAGTAGAAATAAAGGTTTATTAAACCTTTTTATTTTTTTCTTTTTCTTTTTAATTCTAGCACAATCCCCAATAATATAAATGGTATGATTAGCCAAAATATTGAAATGGCTAGTATAAAAACTGTCAATATCCCTAGTCCTAGATTTACAAACCATGTCATTTTCAATCCTCCTCCTTAGTCTCTGGAGTTCCACCAGCTTTTTCTATTTCTAATAATTTGTTGAGCCTTTCCATCTTTCTCTCATGTTCTTTGACTGCTGCATTTTCTTGAATTATTAATAATTCAAGCTTATTGCTGTGTTTAAGTTTTTCAAATTCTATGTCTTCTGCTTGATTTTTTACCATTTTGTTTCCTCCAAGTTTATTTTAAAAAACTAGTGGTGAATAGGAAAAGAGGTACCCAAACCTACTCGTCCACTAGCTCAAGTTTGATATAGACTTTCTTGCCTATTAATTCTTTTGGTGTTGCGATCCTACTGCCTCCTAAATATATGGCACCAGTTGAATATTTAGTTGCTTTAACAGTAAATTGCAAAACATTACCAGCATTAGTTCTTGACTTCTCTACAACCCATTCTCTATTAGGCAACATTATTGCTCTCATAGTTTCAGCTCCTTTTTAAGATTAATTTCAAGTTCATTCCAAACAGTGTTAACAGGAAGTGAATCACCATAAATCAATCTTGCTTTTTTTATTATCTTTTCAACAGCTTTCTCAACACTACCTTTATAATCTTCCATAACTTCTTGTAAAATCATTAATATCCTTGCAGAGTTATAATCACAAATTCCATTAACAATTAAACCATCTGAATCTATTTCTATTTTCCATTTATCTTTTATTGATGCGGGTTTTTGTCCTAAAATGGTAACTGGATAATGATCTAATTTTTCTTCATCCCACATAAAAGTTCCTTTTTTCAAATCTAGTTTACTTAATCCAACAGCCACAGTCACACTTTTAAATTTCATTTTCTGCATCCTCCTCTGCTATGTAATTAGCTACATCGTGCCTATGTTTTAACATACATGTGTCACTGATTAGCTTATCTATCTCCCCATCCTTTAATATCCTCTCTAATATTAGCCATTGACACTTAATATCATGGCGTTTAACAGCTTTTTCTGTTGTATCTGGTGTAATGCTAACCCTAAGCTCTTTTAACTCTTTAATGAGCCTAAACAAAGCATTCTTTTTAATGACAATATTCTCTACTTCTCTGCCTTTTGGTGTTAAATAAAGCTGTCGATCTCCTGCTTCTTCTTGTAGCTCCTTCATTTAAATCACCTACCTTTGAAGTCACATCAGTTGAGATTGTACAAATAACTGATGTGACTTCAAAGGTAGGTGATTTAAATGAATGAGCTACAAGAAGAAGCAGGAGATCGACAGCTTTATTTAACACCAAAAGGCAGAGAAGTAGAGAATATTG